CCTGATATACCCGATGAGGATGAGATAAGGGGATATAAAGGTGATGTACAAAAAAGAATTAAGCAACTTAAATACGAGTATCACGAAGAAAGAAGACAAAAAGAAGAAGCCAAAAGAACAAGTGATGAGGCTGTAGCTCATGCACAGAGACTCGTAGAAGAAAATAAAAAGTTAAGAAAAACCTTAGACGATGGAGAAAGTGTTCTTGTAGAGCAAGCAAAAGGCAGGGTTGATGCGCAGCTTGCAAAAGCAAAACAAGAATATAAAGAAGCCTATGAATCAGGTGATCCTGATAAATTGGTAGAGGCACAAGAAAAATTAAGTAATATACAGAATGAAAAATATAGAGTTGATAATTATAAACCACAGGTAAGAACCCAGCCGATTTCTGATGTTCCTCCACAGGAATCGGCTACCCCAAAAGTTAAAGAGCCAACCGGAAAAGATAAAGAATGGCTTGAAAGAAATGATTGGTTTAACAAAGATGGATATGAAGAGATGACAGGATACGCTCATGGTATTCATGCTAAGTTAGTAAAAGCAGGCATTAATCCATTGTTAGAACCAGATGAGTATTATCAAAGAGTAGATAGCTCGCTTAGAAAAGCGTTCCCAAGCTATTTCACATCAGATGATAAAGAAGACAAGCAGAGTGTTGAGACAGAAGAGGTAGAGGCACCTCAACGCACTGCTGGTAACGTGGTTGCCCCGGTTAATCGAAGTGCAAAAAAACCACGCAAGGTGCAATTAACCTCTACCCAGATCTCTCTCGCAAAGAGGCTTGGGCTTACCCCTGAACAATATGCGCAACAATTATTGAAGGAATCATTAAATGGCTAATAGAGATTCACGCACAGAAGACACAAGAGAAAAATCAGAACGTAAGGCAACATGGCAAAGACCGTCAGCTTTACCTGATCCAACGCCACAAGAGGGTGTAGAGTTCCGATGGATTCGTACATCTGCCCTTGGACAGTCTGATATGACAAATGTGTCATCAAAATTTCGTGAAGGCTGGGAGCCTGTAAAGTTAGAAGATCATCCTGAGTTGAAGATCATGTCTGACGTTGATTCCAAATTCAAAGGTAATGTAGAGGTTGGAGGATTGTTACTTTGCAAGAACTCAACAGAAAACATGGAAGCCAGAAGGGACTATCAACAGAACCAAGCATCATCTCAGATGCAGGCTGTTGACAATAGTTACATGAAGGAATCCGACCCCCGTATGCCAGTACTCAGACCAGAGAAAAGCACACGCACTTCGTAATAAATATTAACAAATTAACCGAAGAGGTAAAAATGAGCAGCACAGCAGCACCATTTGGATTAAACCCTATCGGTAGATTCGACACAGGTTCATTAGAGGTATTTAGACAATATCCTATTAAATCTGGTGAAAGTACAGCTATAGTTAAGGGCGATATCGTTCAGCTAGTAAATGCCAGTAATGCAACTACTATTGCAAAAATGACAGGTACTATGGATGGTTCAGCAACTGACTTATGTGGTATTTTCATGGGTTGCCGATTTACAGATCCAAATACTAATCAGTTGACTTTTAGTCAGCATTTTCCAGCAAGCACTGTAGCATCTGATGCTATGGCGTATGTGGTAGATGATCCAAACGTATTATTTACAATACAGGCGGATGGAGCATTTTCTAATGCAAGAGACATCTATGGTAAAAACGCACCTGTAGTTCAAGGAACCGCAAATACAACATTGGGCATTTCCCGTGTTTCATTAGACGCTTCTGAAATATCTACAAATGCAGGTGATGGTATTAAAATAATAGACTATCTAGGCGGTGACTTAGGTGATGAAAAAGGAAGTAACTTTCCAATATTGGTTTGTAAATTCAATTATCATCAGCTTACATCAACTAGTGGCGCAGCTTAAGGAGGTTGTAATATGGCTATTTCAAGAGCGCAACTCCTTAAGGAGTTATTACCGGGTCTAAACGCATTGTTTGGATTAGAGTATGAGAAGTATGAAGATGAACATACTGAAATTTATGAAGTAGAGAACTCAGAGCGTAGCTTTGAAGAAGAAGTAAAGTTATCTGGTTTTGGGGCAGCCCCAGTAAAGCCAGAAGGCTCTGCTATTTCTTATGATTCTGCACAAGAGTCATTTACTTCAAGGTACAACCACGAAACTGTGGCTATGGGCTTTTCAATAACAGAAGAAGCAATGGAAGATAATCTTTATGATTCATTGTCAGCTCGTTATACAAAAGCACTAGCAAGAGCAATGGCTTATACAAAGCAGACTAAAGCTGCTTCATTGCTTAACACAGGCTTTGATACATTCACTAGTGGCGATGGTGTAACATTGTTTAACACAGCTCACCCAACGGTAGCTGGTGGTAACAATAAAAATAGATTGACAACAAATGCTGACTTGAACGAGACATCTCTAGAACAAGCGGTTATTGACATTGCAGCTTTCGTAGACGAAAGAGGCTTGTTGATTGCAGCAAGACCTAGAAAACTTATCGTTCCACCAGCGCTAATGTTTGTTGCAACTAGAGTGTTACAATCAGAGCTAAGAGTTGGAACAGCAGATAACGACTTAAACGCAATCAGAACCAACGGATCTATTCCAGAGGGTTTTGCTGTTAATCACTATTTAACAGATACAGATGCGTTTTTCTTGACAACTGATGTTCCTAACGGAATGAAGATGTTCGTGAGAACACCTATGTCTACATCAATGGATGGGGATTTCAACACAGGTAACGTAAGATACAAAGCCCGTGAGAGATACTCATTTGGTGTGTCAGATCCTCTCGGAATGTTTGGTTCACCGGGAGCATAAACCCCTAAAGGGAGCTGTTCCTTTCCAGCTCCCTTCCTTTAACCCTTGACTGCATTAGCAGACATTTGCCACGACAAGGAGATTATACATGGCTAATACAACTTTTTCGGGTCCGGTCAGATCAGAAGACGGATTCAAGACTATATCAAAAAATGCAACCACTGGAGTGCAAACAGAACACATAGTCGCAACTAGCGGTGGTGTTTTAGAAGTACAAAAGGTTGCCACATCAGGAAGAGACAATATTGTTGCAGCAGGCACAACAACAGGTGCCAATAACGCAAGTTTAGGAACTGCAGCTACAATATTCAATGTAACCCCAAATGCACATGGTTCAGGTATAGCAGACGCAGCAATCAACACCTTTATTAATAAAGTTGGTGGCGATATAGTGACAACAATACTTGTAGATCTACACGGAGGTCTTGCCTCTGGCGGCACTGCAGATGATGTCATTGGAACAGATGGCGGAGCTGCTAATGCATATATTGCTGAACTTACAAAAGAAGTAAACGGTATACCATATAAGCTAGAGTTTATCTGCATTGAAGTTCCTACAGGAGGAGACCCTGACATAAACTTGGTTTGCTCTGCTACAGGCACAACAGCAGAAAATGCTGCGGTAACAAGTGGCACTGTTCTTTTTAACAATGGCGATCTTACATTAGGTCTACATAACGAAGCAGACGCAGGTGCAACTTTAGCAGCATTAAGTAAAAAGTATTTATACTTAACATCTGGTGATGCTACAGAAGCGGCTTACACTGCAGGTAAAATAGTTATTAAGATACATGGCGCAGCCTTTGATTTTAACAACGATTAATGTGGAGGTTAGATTATGGCAGGTCGATCAGACGTAAAAGCCTTTAATCACGACCAAGGTGATGATGCGGCAGTTATAGGTCCAGATAGAACAAGAATAAGACAAGTTGTTATATTTGGTAATGCCGCAGGTGCAGTAACTATTAAGGATGGATCAGGCGGTGCAGACTTATTGGTGCAAAGTTTTCCAACGGGACTGCACACATTAAACATTCCAGATCAAGGTATTTTAGCTGAGAACGGAGCTTTTATACATGCGTTTACAGGATCTGGAAATAAGTTAACCTTGTTCTTGTCGTAATGGCTACAAAAAAAGGGACTATGAAAGGTCATACTATCGGTGGTGGGCATAAGCGCCCCACCAAAGCCGGTGCAGGCATGACAGCTAAAGGTGTTGCAAAATATCGTAGAGATAATCCCGGATCAAAACTCAAGACAGCAGTAACAGGAAAAGTAAAGCCCGGCAGTAAAGCTGCAAAGAGGCGTAAGTCTTTCTGTGCTAGATCTGCAGGTCAAATGAAAAAGTTTCCTAAAGCAGCTAAAAATCCTAACAGCCGTTTAAGACAAGCTAGAAGAAGGTGGAAGTGTTGATTAGTAGAGCATCAATGAAACAACAAATGAAGGGTAATCGTATGAAAAAGAAAACTGTTCAAAAGAAAAAGAAGGGTGGAGGTATTGGTAAGTTAGCATCAATACTTAGTCCTGCCTATGGTATAATGAAAGGCCAAGGGCCTTTTTCATCATTAGCATCTGGTATAGCAAATGTAGCGGGTCCTCTGGCTGGTCCAGTAGCTTTATTAGCTAAAGATAAAAGAGAAGAAGCAAAAAAAAGAAGAATGGCTATGACAGCAGCTAATAAGATGCCATCAGCAGCGATGCAGACTAATAGAATGACACCTATGACAAAGATGATGGCAGGAGGTCCTGTAAAAAGAAAAAGATCTATAGATGGTTGTGCTATCAAAGGAAAGACAAGAGCAGTATGATAAAACAAGAAGTTTGTCCTATATGTAAAACAGCTTTAAAAGATACAAAAGACAAGCAAGTACAGTGTATTACATGTAACGCTTTGATATCAACTGATGTTGAGTGGCAAAGTAAATACGGATACGAGTGGGTAGAGGATAATGCCAAAACGTAATTATCGTGGTGAATATGATAACTACCACAAACAAACAGACCAAAAGAAACGTAGAGCTAGTAGGAACACTGCTAGATCTAAGATGAAAACTGCTGGTCGTGTGAAGAAGGGTGACGGTAAAGACGTTGCACATAAGAATGGTAACCCTAGAGATAACAAGAAAAAGAATCTCACAGTGAAGCCAAAGTCAATAAACAGATCTTTTGCAAGAACTAGTAAAGCTAGAAAAGTAAACAGGAGAGCTTAATGAAACAACCTATGAGACTTAAATCTGGGGGATTTATGTCCTCCGGAACAGATGCTGGTGACTTAAAAATACTAAGAACAGCAAAGAATATAGATGATGGAAGTGCCAATGGCATGAAAGCTGGAGGAGCTATCAAAAAGAAAAAAAAGACAGGCTCTGACTTAACGGTTGAAGAAATAAGAAGAATACAAAAAAGAATAAATGAGGGCAAAACAAGAATACCATCTAATTTGCAGAGGATGCAAAAGAATATGAAAGAGGGTGGTAAAACAAAAAGCAGGGTTAACGAAGCTGGTAATTACACCAAGCCCGGACTTAGAAAAAGAATATTTAACAGAATTAAAGCAGGCGGTAAGGGCGGAAGACCCGGTCAATGGTCTGCTAGAAAAGCTCAGATGATGGCTAAAGCCTATAAGAAAGCAGGTGGCGGCTACAAATAAGGAAATACTAAATGGACCCATTAACAA